TTCAAATGGTAGAATTAATACAATTTCAACGATTGCTTCAGGTGGTGGCGGTGGCGGTAGTAGCACAGATACTTATGCAAGAGATCATGCTAACTCAGCATACCGTCATGCTAATTCAGCATACGGTCAAGCAAATACGGCTACAACTGCTGCAGCAACAGCCCAGACAACAGCTGTTCAACTAACTTCTTTTTTTGGTTTTACAAGTAGGCATAATGTTTCCCGAATAGCTTATCAAAATCTTGGTGGTGGTTGGACATATGATTTTACAGGCAGCCTTACACAAGGAACTTTCCAACGAATGCCGGTTGGTGGTGGCCATAATGAAACAGATACACCAAACCAATGGTTAGCTAATAAACGGGGTGAAATAAATACTGGCGGTTTTGGAGAAACTACTTTGCCATATTTTAGTGATGATCCAAGAACTATGTATAAAAAGTTTTATTCCAATCTTACTGGAGGTTGGAGTCAGCGAGAAGAAATATATCGCTCTGAAAATGTAACTCCTGGTAATGTTGAAATGATTGGTCAAATGGCACTTGTTCATGGAAATAGTGCTGATAACTGGTTAGATCCAGTACAATATTTTAATGGACCAACACCAAATACAACAAATACTCTCGCAACGCAAGGTGCTTACTTAGATAATGGCGCAACTCTTTCTGTAGCTGTTTCTGCTGGTGAAAAGCTTTTTTTCAATATCAATGGACAAAAAGCAAGACTTACCTACACTACAGCTTCTGGATGGACTTCAGGTAATATTGATGTTGATAATTACAATGGCAATTTAACTGAACTTAATAACGATACAGGTTCTTCACAAACTGTTTATTATTCTTACTATACACAAGGACAAGATACGGAAAGAACATTTGTAAAAGTATTTAAACGAATTGAGAACACATCTTTCTCTACAACTTCTGCTCGTGATAAAGGTTTAAATCTTTGGAACTATTATTGGAGAAATGATGAATTTGGTTCTACTGCTGGTGGATTTGCTAGTGGCATAATTGCTCCAACAAGTTCAATTTATTTTAGTAGCCAAAGATTGCATAGAATTTTTTATTCTGGCCCATCAAAAACAATGCCAACAAATTCTAGACCATATTCAATTGCTGTAAAAATGAATTTGGAATCTCCAACAGGAGTTACTCAAAACTTATGGCAAGCTGGCGATGCTGTAAATACTACAAATGCTGGAATGATATTTACTTTAAATAATGCTTCTACAGGCGAACGCCGTGTCAACTGTACCATGTATTCAGCCGCTGCTGCTCTTGTAACTAACCTTAAAGTTTGGCAATTTTCTAGTGATGCTGCTGAAGATGTGAACTTTTATTGGTCTTGGAATCCATTAGATCCTGTTTATCCTGGTCGCCTTTATGTAAATAATAAACTTGTGTTTTGTACCGCCACAAATCCTTTAGCCGCAGGTTTAGGATTTTTTGGTGCTGGTGCTACCGTAAGTGCTACCGCTAACGGTTTCCAAGGTTATTTAAATCTAATGACAATAATGCCAGAATCTTGGGGTAATCATATACCACAAGGTTCATATGCTTTAGATTGGGATTCTACAACAGGGTTATCTTCTACAGTAAATAATGGAACAGTTTCAGTAACGGCGGCTGCAAGAACATCTATTCCTAGAAAAGCATATATTCGCAGCAGTTCAACTTTTGTGCAAGGTGCTCATTTCAATATGGAAAATGGAGCACCATATTCTACATCAGGTAGTTTTACGGCTTCTTGCGTAACAACAGTTGATTCCAGAGATGTGACATTTTCTAATTCTGTTGGAGGTTGGATTAATCCATCTGGTGTTTATCTTGTGACTGGTTCAAATATAAGAACAACACGAAATGTTTATACTTCATTAACATTTGGTGATAAAGGTTTTGGTATGCATGCGATGGATGATTTAAATACTGCCACCGCATCTGGTACAACATCACTTACATTTACAAGAATAAATGGTGGTTACTATGATGCTTTTTATACAACGGGTGCAGTAATTACTCAACCAGGCAATTCAACATCTTTATCAAAAACAAACAATAGCTCACAGACATTAACTAACTGTATTGCTGGTGTTAATAGCACCACATACTTAGCATTTGGAGCATTTCCAAATATTTCAATTACTGCTATTGCTGGTTCCTCTGGTGATGATACTTTAGCAGGCAGTCCGTACATCAGAACAGCTACAACTCAAGATACTGCAGCTAGGAACATACAAGGTATGCTAGGAGTTGGTAAAAAACCAACAATTAGTGGTACAGGTATACCAACAGTATCCGCTTCAGTTGATTATACATATGTTGATGATTTATATTGGGATCACTATGCTAGAGGCGCACATTTAATTATTCTTTCTCAAGCTAAAACAGGAAACGCAACTGCATCATCCTATACTTGTGTTTATGTTCCAGGTAATCGCAGTTCTTTTGATAGCGGCTTAGATGATACTGGTGGCGAATCTTCAATTATTGGTTCATATAATTACAGTTCTCTTTCTGCGAGATATGCTGATGGTCGGCCTGGATCACCAAATGAACAAGAAATAGAATATGGTTTAGGTTTAATGAAAGCTATGCGAATTGCGCCGCCTAGAGGTTATTATGATTCTGGATTATTTAAAGCAACTGCAGCTAGTTTTACTAGACGAATGTATTTTGGTTACGGTTCTTTTACTATTCTTGTTAATTATGGAACAACCGTTGATTATAACCGCTCAGCAAGTTTTCCAACAATAACATATCCAGGTACTGCTGCTACATCTAACGGAATAAGTGTTTCTACAGCAGCAGGAAATTATTATCGTGTTGTTGCAATGCCACTTAGCGCAATAATTGATGTTTATTGATGTTTTATAATATGAACGAAATAATTACACAATCCGTAAGTATGCCAACATATGTTGACCATGTTACTGGTAAAACATATTGTGGCGATAAAATAGATCCTAATGATTACGATGTTACTTCACACCTTCATCCATTTGATGGTAGAGAATACACCTATCTTCCAGAAACACAAAGTTGGATATTAAATGAATCAGCTGAATGGGATAAAGTAAGAGTGATTCGTGATGAAAAGATTAATAATTTTCAATGGCGAATTAACCGTCAAAGAGATTGGATTACAACTGGTGTAGCAACCGCAGATTCTATTCTGCCTCTTATAGACTATGTTCAAACTCTAAGAGATATTCCACAAACGCAAACTGACCCTTTAAATGTTGTGTGGCCAGAAGAACCACAGTAACCTAAATAGACCACTATGGCAAAACCAACTACAAGACAACAATTCACCGATTACTGTAAGCGCCGCCTTGGGTGGCCAGTAATTGACATTAATGTGGATGATGACCAAGTAAGTGACAGAATTGATGATGCTCTACAGTTCTTTGAAGATTATCATTTTGATGGTGTTGAAAAGATGTATATGAAGCATCAAATTACTCAAGATGATATTAACCGTGGATGGATTTATTGTCCAGATGCTGTCATATTTGTAACTGGTGTATTTCCATTTGATGATTCTAACTCATCAATTAATATGTTTGACTTGCGCTATCAATTACGCTTACATGACCTCTATGACTTTACATCAGTATCTTATGTGTCGTATGAAATTACCATGCAGCATATTCGGTCTTTGAACCTGTTATTTTCTGGCACACCACAATTTCGCTTCAATCGTAAACAAAACAAAGTATTTTTAGATATTGATTGGACAAGAGATTTACTACCAGGCGAATATGTGATTGTTGAATGTTATCGTGCTTTACGGCCAGAAACAATTACTTTGTCTGGTACCGTTTCAGCAAACACAACTGCAAATACGGTAACTGGTTCTGGTACAATTTTTGACCAACAAATTTTAGAAAACGATTTTATCAATATAGGCGGTCAAAGTAAACAAGTAAAAAGAATTAGTTCGCCTACATCTTTAGAATTACAGAGTCCAGTTTCTTCAAATATATCTGGTGTTATTGTAACAGTAACCGGTGTATCCGATGTTTGGAACGACAAATTTTTAAAGCGTTATGCTACTGCTTTAATTAAACTTCAATGGGGAAATAATCTTTCCAAATTCTCTGGCATACAAATGCCTGGCGGTGTGACACTTGATGGTGTTCGTATTGCACAAGAAGCAAGAGAAGAAATCAAAGAGATTGAAGAAGATTTATTCCAATTCAACAGTTTGCCAAGTGAGATTATTACGGGTTAAAATGAATGGCAACCAATGTTTACTTCAATAATTATCCATCAAGTCAGATAACTTCTGAGCAACTGCTCGTAGAAGATTTAGTGATTGAAGCCATGCAAATATATGGCATGGATATTTTTTATCTTCCTCGTTCTACCCGTGACCAAGTTGATTATCTGTTTGGTGAAGATACACTCAAGCAGTATGTTACAGCTTATCCAATTGAAATGTACTTGGAAAATGTTACAGGTATGGATGGTGAACAAGATTTTATTTCTAAATTTGGTTTAGAGATTCGTGATGAAGCTCAATTTCTTGTTTCTCGCCGAAGATTCAAAGCAACAATACCACTTGACAGGCCTTTAGAAGGAGATTTGGTTTACATACCTCTCTTTAGAAATTTATTTGAAATTACATTTGTAGAGCATGAAGATGACCAAGCTATGTTCTATACATTGGGTCGTGGTCGTGGTGGTAATGTGTATGTGTATGCTATTAAACTAAAACAGTATGTGTTTTCAAATGAAGTTATTAAAGTTGGCATTTCTGAAATTGATGACCAAATCCGTAACTACTATCCAAGAACTAAAATATCACTAAACGCTGGCGGCAGCGGCACATTTCTTAATGATGAAATTGTTTATCAAGGTGCTAATTTAGCATACGCAACAGCACAAGCTGTAGTTTACGATTTTGTTCCAGATACTCACATTGATGTAATTCGTGTCAAAGGAACACTTAATGCAGGTTCGCCAATTAAAGGCAATACAAGTAATGCCACATGGACAATTTCCGTAGCAAGTGATACCGCATACATGAATACTGCGTTTGAAGATATTGTTGATAATCAAAGAATTCAAACAGAGGCAGCAGGCATTATTGACTTTACAGAAACTAACCCATTTGGTGAACCATAATGTTAGGTAAAGCTCAATACTATAATCGTTCTATTCGTAAGATTGTTGTGGCATTTGGCACAATCTTTAACGACATTCAAATTCAAAGATACTCTAAAGATGGCACAACCAAGTTTGAAATCTTTAAAGTACCTTTATCATATGGTCCAAAAGAGCGTTGGTTAACACAGATTACTTCTGACCCAACACTTACAAAAACTATTGCCGTAAATGTACCAAGAATATCATTTGAACTTATAGGTATGTCTTATGATTCTTCTCGTAAGCAACAATCATTGTTACAGAATTTTGGCCAAGATGCAAATGGTAATTTAAGAACACAATATGCACCTGTACCATATGATTTTAATTTTTCAATGTCAATCTATGTTCGTAATACGGAAGATGGTACACAAATTGTAGAACAAATTTTACCATTCTTTAAGCCTGACTTTACTGTTACAGTTGACATGATTCCAGAAATGGAACAA